GTGTAATCATAGCTACATAGTTCCAACGTGGATAGAAACGGCTCTGGATGTACTTTTGTACAAAACCAGATGTTCCTGCAGCTGCAAATACGGCCAATCCACCAGCAGACACAGCTGATGCCATGTAGCCTAAAGTGATTGAGACGTCTGTAGTAACAGCTGTTACTTGAAATCTATATCCTGAAATTTGCTGTTCACCTGCTTGGTTATACAAGAGAACAGTATCTCCCACCGCTATATCTCCGGTGCTAGCCATAGAAACAACAAATGTACCGGCATTACCGGTTACAGTTGTGTTTGCTAACGCTGCAAATACTGGCGGATTAGCTGTATCAAAGAAGGTAAAACCCCCTGTTGTTACTGCTTCTGTGGACATAATCCCACTTGTTACAGCTTGGTCAATAGTCTTTGCTGACCCTTGAGCCTGACCACGAAACCAAAAAGATTCCACAGATACTTCGTCCGCATCATCACCCCAAGCTGTTCTATTTCTTAGAACAAACTTATCAGGCTGCCCTTGTGGTAAAACAACATCATGTCTTGCGACTGCTGCGGCAGAGGTAAATGTACCCATGTAACTTGCTTGAAAAGTCATATATTACCTCCTATATACCGGTTGAGCGTAGGTTCTGAACCCACAAGTCGTTTGTGATGCACTGACCTTGATAGAATGAACAACCAGCAGTATGTCGGAGCATACATGGGTCGTTATTGTATCCTGGTGGTAAATAGATGAATTTCATCTTTCCGCCTGCTTGCCATACAACTTTGTAACCTTCTTTAGCGGTTACGAAGCAATTGGCAATGTCATTACCTAATAGAGATGCGCCTACGGAGACTGAACCTTGTTCGGAGATAAAAAATCTCACGTTGTTCACGCCACCCCATTCGCAGCTCATAGTATCTTTGATATTTGGATATTTGAACTTACGAGTAAAATCATCCATTGCGTTCATAACAGGGATCATACGAGCAGTTAGCATACAACCATAGGAGTCGCCTATTGGTGATGTACCGATCTTGTTTTCCCCACCCTGCATGTTTGTGATGTATTCACCAGAATTGTTTTGCAACACGGTTACAACATCATCCACATCGGATACAGTCATTTGAGTTGGAAGGTCACCATTACCACCGCCTACGCAGTTAATCACCGATGCAGTTGCTTCTAGTGAGTCTCTTTGTAAAATATCTTGTGTTTCACGTCCAGCTTGTCCTAAACGAGCAGCTGCCGAATTTAACACCGGATCTTCGTTGGTTATTGTGACTTGTCTCGTAAGAACGATATAAGTTGAGTACACTCGGAGTCTGCAGTCTACGTCCACTCTGTTCAACTGTTGAGCAGGTGGGTTTGACATTGCGTCATCCATTGGAACTGGGAACAAATCAAGACGATCATATCTTGACTGTCTGTCGATAAAGCCGTTGTTATCTGGAAGCTCAACTGGAACCGCAAACAAGTTGTGGATTAAGTTGTGTTCAGGTGTAGACAACAGCTTGCTATTATACCTCTGCTGAATTTGCGGAGGCATTGTGCTTATTGATACTGTCATTTTAGCTCCTTGTATAAACTAGCATATTGCTAGTTCATTAAAGGAACCGCACTCGCTTGATTTGCGTAGCCATTCATTTCTTCCCAAAGTGCTTGACGTTCTTCTTTCGATGGAGTCTTAAAAGCTTGGGCCATAGGACGCTTGTCATATGCCATCGGTGATGGAACTATCTTCTCGTTTTTAGCGAGTTTTTTGTCCACTTCCTTTGAATGTTGCTTTGCTGCCACCGCTTGAGGATTGTGAGTTGCCTTGAGATATTTATATACGGCCGATCCCATTTTAAAAGGGTCACCCGAGGCTACCATTGCTCTTGCAAGATCCGGTTCCGTTTCTTCAAGCAACGCCAATGACTCCGGATTAACAATTTCATTGAAGTCTGAATATGTTCTCTTCAATTGATTGAGGGATTCGGACTGCTTTTGAGATTCTAACCTGGCTTCTAGTTCTTTCAATCTAGCTTCGAGAGGCTCTACCTCTTTTCTGGCAACTGACTTAACTTTTCCCTTAGGTATAAAATCTTCATCGGCTTCTTCCGGTTCCGCATGAGCTTGTTGAGGTTGATTTTGCGAGAGTTGCATCGTCATGAACTTCTCTAACATCTCATCCTTCTTTTTCAGCTCCTTTTCCAAAGTATCTTGACGTTGTCGCATAGCAGCCCAGTTCTTTTCTTGAACTGATTCACGTTCTTGAACTACATTGGGTTCACTATGCTTTTCACTATCATGATTAATTGTTTCGGGAGGTGCGACCTCTAATTCTACTGTTTCTTCTACAACTTCATCCATGTATTTATTTTCCTTTGCGCGTGGTGAGTGCGCTCACACCATTTCACTCAATAAGGTTGAGGGACCTTTAGCCGCAAGTTAAGGAATTAAATTTTATAAATAAAGGATTTTGTTATGAAGATATGCCCTTGTTGTCAGAAAGAATGCAAAGAAGACGATTTTATTATGTCAGATGAATGTTTTCACTGTGTTTATAAAAAAAAGGGAAAGAATAAGATTAGACGGTGTGAGATGTGCAAGGTTGAGATTGACTCGAAACATTGGGTGTATTGCTCTGATGATTGCTCAAAGAAGGCTCAGAGGATAAAACGGGATGCATATTGGGTTCGGAAGATTTCGTACAATCCAAAGCCTTGGAACCCAAGGTAGACTTGCCTCTACCGACGATCTTATCTCTGTTTTTATGATTGTCATAAGGACGAAAGACATTTGTTCCGAAGCCAAACCATTCGAGATAGTTTAGTTTCCATGCAAGTATGTCTTGAATATAGTCAGGATGATAAAGTTGCCTATTATGCAGTATGTTGTCCATCTCTGTTGAGTGAGGGAGGCACCAACAAAACTTAGTGATGCATGCCTTGGGATCTACATAGTAGACCAAGGTGTCATCTTCCGGGTATGGGCGATAAAGTTGCTTCAAGATACGTCTCTTGATGCATTTCTTCATTTGAAGATCTTTAGTCTCATGCACAAGAATATAGAAAGGACGATCATTAAAGGGATTGCTTGTAATTGTATCATTAAGATCATCCACCAAGGACTTGACAAGCTCATTGCTTAAATCACCATTAAGAACGGGAGATGCATTAGAATTTTGGATAGCAAGATATTCGGCCCCTACAGTCTTTCTATTTGGGTCAAATAAGCTAACGTTACCAGAAACATTTATCTTTTTGGTTCTTTTAGCTTGCACTGTTGCATTCCCTGTATACCGTCATGTCTTTGCTTACCTTCGGCAACTTTCTCAGAGTAAGTCTGAGTCTTGTTGACTTTTGGGTTAGGATTGATCGGCCCTTTCTGGATAGATACAGATGATTTCTTAGTCATAACGACCTTTGTACTCTTGCTTCTTAACTCCGGAAGCTTGTTTGGCTTCGATAGAATCTCTACGAGACACATATTCTGTAGTCTTGTTAGAATCCTTCATAAAATATGCAGAGGATTTAGGCTGAGTACTGTCTACAACTGGTGACATATCGCCTTGATTGCTGCCTTTCTTTGCTAGTTTGCTCATGATAAATACCTTTGTTAGGTTAAGTTCTTTTTATGGTGTTACTTTCTTTTTTGCAAGCATATCTTCTTGTGCTGCTTTTCTAGGATCAAACTCAATATTGTTTATCTCGTGTAGTGCTTGTATTTTCTTCAATAGGTTTTCTGAATCTATACCGTCAAGTTCTTTCAAAATCTTGACAAGGTTAAGCATAGCAGCCGTATCTTCTTGCTGAGACTTACGCATTTTCTCTTCCGCGACAGCAATATCTGTTTGTATCTTGGCCACACGTTCTTGAGCAAGTCCTTCCTGGCTGTGTGCATAGCTAATTTTAGTCTGGTTATCAATTTCCATTTGCTTCATCTGCATTTCTTGCATAGCTTGCTGTTGCTGTTGCTGTTGCTGATTAAACTGCTCAATTCCTTCCTTAAGCTCACTCTTATTCTGGATATACATGCAATCAATAATCTTCTGGATGACAGGTGGTGGAGTATTCTCGCCAAGTATTTCGCGTAAGTGTAAGAGCTGACCCAACTCTGCTTGTTGCTGAGTCTCTGTGAGTACGCCTT